TTTTAACTTTAATAATTTGGAAAACCCTTCCCGGTAATAGTATATTTGCTATATCAATAACACAAAAAATAAAAACATGAAACGTCAAATTGAACAACACCTTCTGGCAAATCCTTCTTTTTTCAAATGGGGTGAAACAAGACTTGCAAATAAATATAATTGCTCAGTTAAGACAATTAGAAGTATTGTCAAAAAACTTGAGCCTCAAAGACAAAATTACTTGCGAAGCCTCTAATTTTGTTATCTTTAAGAAGGGTAGGTAATACTGCCCTTCTTTTTTATTAACTAAAATCAAGGTATGATAACAAGAGCAAAAGTAAAAAATTTTCTACTCTCTAAAAGAGGATATCTTAAAAAATCTCCACTTAAGGTTGCTGAGGCACTTTGGAAAAATGAACAATCATCTCACTCAAAAACTCACCAAGAATTAAAAAAAGAACTTGACATCATTGCTGATGTACAGTATACTTTGCGTGAGGCAGAAAGATATATTATATCTAAAGAAGAACAAGATTTACTTGACACATTTAACGATATTCAGAAAAAGAACAATCAACCAAAACGTAAGTTATTCTTTGATATAGAAGTATCTCCAAATCTAGTATTCTCTTGGGGAGTAGGTAATAAAATAAACATATCTCATGAATCAATTGTACAAGAAAGAGCTATTATTTGTATATGTTGGAAATGGGCAGGAGAAGATAAAGTACATTCTCTAAGATGGAATAATGGTGATGATGGAGATATGTTAACAAAATTTGCATCAATAATAGATTCAGCAGATGAAGTTATTGCCCAAAATGGAGATAATTTTGATATCAAATGGTTAAGAACCAGATGTTTATATCACAATATCCCAATATCTTCCAAGTTTAATAGCATTGATACATTAAAAATGGCTCGTTCTAATTTTAGATTTAATGCTAATAGACTAGATTATATGGGTAGATTTTTAGGACATGGTGGTAAAATTCATACAGAATACGATATGTGGAAGAAAATTGTCCTCGAAAACGATAAAAAGTCAATGGAATTGATGATATCTTATTGTAAAGAGGACGTGAATTTACTTGAAAAAGTCTATAACTCATTACAAGAATATAGCCCTGTAAAAAGATTTAAATACAAACCTTGATTAAGCTCAACATGTGAACAGCCCCCTATATCTATAGGGGGCTTTTTTAATTTATAAGGTTAATTTTTCTATGCCGTTAAAAATCTGTATATTGTAGTAAGAATAGTTATAGTGTCCAATAAAATTAACTTGTAGAGTGAAACCAACCAAAGCAGGTATATATCTAATAATCAGCCCCTCAGGAGGTCATTATATAGGCCAAAGTTGGGATTTAGATAAGAGAGTAAGGCACTACAGAAATGCAGATTGTAAGTGTCAAAGGAAACTGTACTATTCTATAAAGAAGTATGGATGGAATACTCATGAGTTCAAAGTTGTACATTCGTTACCAAATGATATATCACAAAATGTGATGAATGATTATGAAACTTTCTACTATAATTCTTATAAAGAGTTGAATTTCAATATGTTAAACCTTCGTGAGGCTGGAAGTAGGGGGAAGAATTCGGAGGAAACTTTAGAGAAGATGAGAAAGACTCACAAGGAGAATTATAGAACAGGGAAAAGAAAAGGTGCTGAGGAAAGAAAGATTATACAATTTGATTTGGAGGGAAATTTCATAAGAGAGTGGAACTCTCAGAAAGAAGCAGCAGAATACATTAACATTGACAGAACCTGCATTCACTATGCAATAAAAGGGAAGACCAGTCATGCTGGAGGGTTTCTGTGGAAAAAGAAGAACCATGAAGCCTACATACAGTAATGATAGAAGTGCACCAAGAATGAGGAAAGCCGAGTTCTCTAAATCTGTGATAACCAATGAGTTATTTAAGAAATTCAAGAAAGAATTCCCTGAGTACAAAGATTTGACTTGGAAGGAGTTCTATCAGTGTTGGTTGAATATTGCAAAGAAGATAAGGGAACAAGTTGTACAAAATCCACTTGGAGTTAAATTGGGCAGCTATCTAGGAGAGATAAAGCTTCAGTACATCCCCTATAAGTTTAAGGCTGTAAATCATGGGGAAAGTATTAAGGTTGGAGAAAAGATACCATATCTGAATATAGAGACAAAGGGTAAGGTTCCCCGTATAAAATGGGAAAGAAGACAGGCAGTTAAGTTCAATAAGATTTTGCAGTTCTATGCATTTGACGAAACAAGAGAAGTTAAAAAGCTAGCTGCCGAATATATAAGGAACGATAATGCTGATAAAATAAGAACTGCCCGTGTTACTATAGGAGGACACAGTGTATGGAGACAAAAATTTAAAAAGCAATGAGCACTAAACGTCAAGTCATAGAATCCCTTAGAAATAAGCTAAGAGAGAGAAATGCTGATAGCAATTATAGTAATAAATTTCTCTATAATAGCCTGATGGAGCATGCCAAATGGTTAATAAAGAGAGAAATAAGTGCTGGAAGAATATACAGAAATGTATCTTTCTTCCAGACTCTCATGTGTCAGGATGTAATTGAGACATCTATAATCGACCCATGCTGTCCCATAAAGACAAACTGTAAGATATATAGAACAAAGAATCCAATACCTGAAACTTGGATAGATGAAAGTGGACCAATTATACGAGATATAACTTCGATTGACTACTCTACAAGTTTTGATTTGGTTTCATTTAGCACTTGGTCCAATAAAAAGAATGACCCATACGATAGAAAGGCTAAAGCTATATATGCATTTTATGCAAATGGATATATCTGGTTTCCAGAACATAATCCTCATAAAATTAATATAACAGCATTCTTTACAGATGATGTGTCTGACAAAAATGACTGTTCTGAGAAAAAGGAGTGTACTAGATATTTAGACACAAAGTTCCTCATTCCTGATTGGATTGAAGCAGAGATGTATGCAAAAGCTGTAGAACTGTTAGCAGGGGTTAGTAAGAGGATGCAGGAAGATGAGCAGATAGATAAGAATCCTACAAGAAAAAGTTAAATAAATGGTAAATAATAAAACATTCGAACTACGACCTGTCTCTGAGCTATTTGCCATAGTAAAGAACGACTTGAAAAAGTTGGATGATGAAGGTCTAATTGACGAGGGAACGCTCATCAAAACCGTCATGTATTGCAATGATAGACTTGGTATATATGTAAGAGAAGTAAAAGAGGTTTGTATTCCTGTAGTAGAGTACAAGGCAAAGCTACCTCTTAATTTTGAGAAGCTCTATTTTGCTTCTGCACTTCAGGCCACAAATACAGTTATTCATTCTCAACAAAATCCGTTCTCTAATAACTTCGATAGAGATATCATATATGAAGCAGAGTTGGATAGAGGAACACTAGGAAACGTAGATAGTTATAGTGTTACAGTTAAAAGAGAATCAAATACTACAATTCATCATTACGGAAACTGGGTAACTTTATCTGTAGACAAGGCATCTGGTGTATACTGTCACTCAGGTTGTCCCAACATGAAGAACCTTGGAAAATATCAGATATCTATCGACGGAGATACAATTAATACACCATTTAGAAGTGGGGAATTGTATTTAATGTACATAGGTACAATGGAGGATGAGTATGGTAACATTCTTTTTCCTTTCCATCCAATGATTACTCCATATTACGAATGGTCTCTTAAGGAGAAGATAATGCTAGATGCATTATTTAATAGTGATGGAAATTATGGAGAGCTTCTTAAGTTGGCCCAGTTAGAGAAGGCAAAGGCTTGGTTAGATGCCTTTGGAATAACATCTGATAAGACATACGGAGAATATGTAGATTCTCAAAGAAAGAAAGAATTAGGTTGGTGGAACCAATACTTTAAATACTTTAAATAATGTTTGATAAACTAATAGAGTTTCTCCTGAATATAATTGAGGATATTATGCCTGTATTCTTCGTGAAGCAGTATAATAATGGCATTCTATTAAGAATGGGAAAATTTGTTAGGATTGTGAAACCGGGAGTGGTATTCAAGATACCTTTTCTGGATAAAATAGAAGTTGTAACAATTGTAACAACAACTTTATCTGTACCTACACAATCGGTAATAACAAAGGACAAAAAACAGTTAGTTGTTAAAAGTGTTGTAAAATATAAGATAGCGGATGTAGAATTATTTATGCTTAATGTATATGACTCTACAGATGCTATATCCGATATAACACAAGCTATCATAAAAGAGCAAATATCCCTTCGTACTTTTGAGGAGTGTACAGATAATGATTTTGATAATACTGTCACTAAGAAATTGAGGGTTGAAATGAAGAAGTGGGGAATTGAAGTAGATAGGGTTACATTAACTGATATAGGACAAATTAAATCTTTAAGACTCTTTAACGAGGGTGCATTAATAGGCTAATGGCAGATTTACAAAATACATCAAGTGCGTCTACAAATATGACAGGTAAGGCTGGTCTAGTTACTGACCTTAATCCGTCATTTGTATCTAATGAACAATACAGTCATGCCCGAAATGTTGTTAGAAATAGCAAAGAAGGAGATTTGGGAACTATTGGAAACGAGCCATCTAACGAATTTTGTTTTAAGGCTCCTTATAAAATAATAGGTCATATACCTTTACCATCTGATGAGATTGTAATCTTTTCAACAAGTGGAGCTAGCTCTGAGATAGGTATAGGGAATATACAAGATTGTTCCTATAGAAAGATGTTGAATGATGACTGTCTTGCATTTAGCCAAGACCATCCTATAACTGGTGTGGCAAAGCAGGATTTCCAAAAGGGGACAATTATTACTTTTACAGATAAGAAGAATCCAGTAAGAAGAATTGAGCTAAAGAATATAGATAAAATCAAATCTTGTGATGATATTCTTCTATTTAGAAAGATAACTCACCCTTGTTATACTATAGAAAGAGGTCAAACTGGTAATGTGCCAAACGGAATGTATTCTGTAGCAATGGCATACGTTGTTGATAATCAGGTATTTACTGATTGGTTATCAGTTTCTAACAGAGTTCCTCTTTACTCTACATCTGGTTCAAACTCTCTTGATATTAAGATTACAGATATAGACCAGCAGTTCTCTCACTTTGCATTGGTTGTTGTTGGTAATTATATTGACCCTACAACAAAGGGAGTTACCAAGTTGGCAAAGCAGGTCGGAATATACTCAACCAAGGTAAGAAACATATCAGTTTCTGACTTTGTTAATTCTACATATCTGGAGATTCCTTTAGGAAATCTAGTTGTGCAGAAGAAGAGCTGGCAGAAGGCTGGAATAATTGCATCTAATTCTAACTATTTAATGCTTGCTGATTTAGTATCTCGTCCAGAAGAAAACTATCAGCTCAAAGCAATGAAGATAGAGGCTGAGTATGTTGTAGAGCAAGTTCCCTTTGATTACTATGAGAACCAAGGAGAAGACGTAGGATTCTATAGAGATGAGAATTACGACTTCTATATACAGGGTGTATATAATACTGGTGAATTAACAGAAAAGTGGCAAATCCCCGGAAGAAGAGGTGAGCCATCTGACTTCTCACCTGCATCTGGGCAAGATGTATATGAATTGGATGAGCAGTTTGTTGATTGTGAGAAGGATAAAAAGATACCTAGATGGAGAGTTGAGAATACTGCAGGAAAGATGATTCCATACAATAATGAGTTTGTATGTAATAGAAGAGTATTAGGTAGAGGTAAGATGGGTTACTTCCAATCAACAGAATTGTACCCAGATAACCCAGATATGTTTGGAGATAGTGCAAATAAGCCTATCAGATATCACAAAATGCCAGACGAATGTAAGGTACCACGCTACTCTATTGTCGATGGAAAGACTTATGTAAATATACTTGGTGTTCGTTTTAAGAATATAGAGAAATTTGATAACCCAGATATAGTTGGATATAAGATTACCCGTTCTGATAGAAAGGGAGGAAATGGTACTGTTATAGCCAGAGGGCTGATGACAAATGTCCGCTCCTACTACGACCAGTCTTTCCAGCAAACAGTAATGTATGCAAACTATCCAGTAAATGACTTATCTCCTGACCAATTCCTATCTTCTACACAGACTGTATATAAGAATGGCAAGGAGAATAACTTTACTCCTCTTAAGGATTATTATAAGGATAAATTTACCTTCTATTCTCCACACACGCTATTTGAACCAAGATATTCTCTTGGACAGGAAGTAAAGATTGAGACTGAAGAAATAGCTACAGTAACTGGAAAGTTTGAGAAAGTATACAATCATCCCCGCCAAAAGTTGATGAATCAGTTTGCTTTCTGGTTATCTGCAGCGGTTGGGTTTATAGAGAGTGCACTTACAATAGCTGGTAAATCTTCTCATAAATCTGAAAAAGAGTTTCAAATAAAACTAACTGGCGTAGACGCAGGTACTATTATTATAAATAGAGCAGGTCAAGATTTTGAAATAAAATCCGTAGAGGACTTAGTGAACTTAAATATAGTTGCCTTTATACAGAAAAAGATATTCGCACAAGATTTATCTGCTATTCAGATTATAACAAACATATTGGCTTTACTTGGCGCACTTGCTATAAAGATACCATATTCTGTATTTTCAGGAATAAGAGCAGCTGAACAGATTATGGATACTATCAGAAACTTTACTGGTTATACAGATTATGTATATCAGTACAATGCTGAGGCAGTGTTCAACCAGTCTAAGTGTATAAGTGATGGTAATAAGAGAAGAAGATTACTTAAACAATTTACTTATCTTCCATCAACAGTCGTTAGTGTAGATAGCAATGTATTCAACAATCTGCATAGAGAGAAGTCCGTACTCTTTGAACTAAATAAACCAATCATAGACCCATCTACAAAGGATACATCTAGAAGAACCGCAAGTGGATTTAGAATATGTGGAAAGATGGATGATAAAACAGAATCTGTAGGTTCTGCATTTTATGCTACATCCAAGGCTATAAATCCTAATCAGTATGGGGCATTAGGTTCATCAGCACCTGTATCAATGCATAGTTGTCCCCTATCTTTTGGGGAAGAGCCAGTTGCTACATCACCAATTTTATATGGTGGAGACTGTATAATAGTTCGTTTCCAGTTCCAAAAGAGAATGCAGTTCTTCTCTCAGAATATAGCAAACACAAACTATCCAGATGGTACAGAGTATGACTATAGAAAATATAGAAACATAGCCTATCCTCGTTTCTGGATGGACTCTACAAAGTATGATTTTTCTGAAATATTAGGTGGAAATGCTATAAATTTTGCACGTTTTTCACGTACAACTACATCAAAGCATAACCTTGATTGTAAAAAGAAGAATGACGGAAAGAATATAGCAAGAGTAGATGATGCATATATGTATCTCTCAAACAACGCTGGATTAGACTTCTTTGTTGAGGCAGACTATAATGTTTCGTTCAGGGAGAAGCAATTGAATGATATGCCCTACTACTCTAAGGAGAACAGAAATCTTTCTGATATCTTCCGTTCTGATAGATTATTAGAGCCGGAAGAGTTCAATATTTCCCGTGCTTTCTCTGACTTATATACTACGGAGATATTTGCACCACAACAGAGATATGACTTTAATCCTGCTGACCCAATTCCACAGGAGCAACCAAATTCAGTAATCTACTCACTACCCTCCTTCAATTTACAGAACGTAGATAACTGGCAATACTTCCTACCTGCAAACTACTTTGCATTTAGAGAAAGTGATTTTGGTCAGCTGACATCTATTCATAGACTAGACCAAGACCGCTTAATCTTCCTATTCTCAAAGTCTTCACCATATATCTCAATGGGTAGAGATTTCTTAGAGTTAGAACAGTCAGGTAGAAAGATAACAATTGGGGATGGTGGATTGTTTGCACAAGACCCTCGTGAGATAATGCCCACAGATAATAACTATGGTGCATGTACCTCACGTTACGCATTTAGCAATACCCATCTAGGTAGATTCTATCCCTCAACAAATCAGGGAAGAATACTGTCGTTTACAGAATCTCTGGACGATATTACAAGAAACGGAATGTCATACTGGTGCAAGAACTATATGCCAATCTTCTTGTATAAGTATTTCCCAAATTATCCAAAGGCAGAAAATCCAGTAAATGGAGTAGGTTACCTAACAGCTTTTGATTCTTTCTATGAGACTATTTATATCTCAAAAAGAGACTTCTCGCCAAAGAAAGAATATGCTAAGGATATCACATATGATGATAAGTTAGGAGTATTTAAGTACAGAGGAAATATAATAACACTTAGGGATAAGAGATACTTTAACGATATAAGCTGGACTCTATCATATTCTCCTCTTGAGAAGGGATTTATTAGTTGGCACGATTGGCACCCAGACTGGATAGTACAAACAGATAATCACTTCCTTACTATAAAAGATAATGGAGTATGGAAGCATAACGAGAGATTTGATAGCTTCTGCAACTTCTATGGAGAAGATTTTCCATTCGAGATAGAGTTTGTATCAGCATCTGGACAAGAAGTTAATATCCCACGCTCTCTAGAGTATATCTTAGAAGTTTATAATTATAAGAACTTCGGAAGAGACCGTTTCCATGTACATCATGAGAACTTCGATAGAATGATTGTACATAATACTGAGCAGATATCTCCGCTTCTAAATCTTATATATAGAAGTGGTAATCCTGAGAATGATATTGTATACCCTAAGATAAACCCTTCAAACTCAATATCTTATGATGTATTGTTCTCTAAGGAGGAAAATAAGTATCGTATAAATCAATTCTGGGATGCAGTAAAGGACAGAGGAGAGTTTTCTCTAGCAGATAACCATATCCTCCCAACAGACGAAAGTGGATATAAGCAGGTAGTAAATCCAGTAGCTATAGATATAAATAAACCAGAAGAACAAAGGAAGAAGTTCAGACACTACTGGACAAAATTCCGTCTTATCAAGAGTAAGTCGGGTAAAAATAAATTCATTACTAAGCTCTTTAATATTAAGAGGTTATTGTCTCAACATTAACTATGAAAGCGGGAATATATAAAATAACTAATATATTAAATGGTAAGTTCTATATTGGAAGCACTAATAATTTCTATAAAAGAAAACATAATCATTTCTCGAAATTAGGATTAGGAAAACATCATAACTCACATTTACAGAGTAGTTGGAATAAATATGGTTCAGAAAACTTCATATTTGAAATAATTTCTATATGTCCTGAAGAATATCTTATAAGGCTAGAACAATGGTTTATAGATAATTTGAAACCCAAATATAATCAGCTGCCTAAAGCTGGTTCTTCCAGAGGTCGAATTATCTCAGAAGAAGAAAAGGAAAGATTAAGAAATTTAAGAAAAGGAGTTTCTATTTCCGATAAACATAGAGAAATTCTTAAAAGATTAGCAATAGGTAGAGTGTTTTCTTCTTCATCAAGAAGTAAAATAAGTAGTGCTTTGAAAGGAAAACCTAAATCTGAAGAAGCAAAATCAAATATGAGTAAAGCCAAGACAGGAAAAGTAGGACCCAATAAAGGTAAGAAGTTTTCAGAAGAACACAAGAAGAAACTATCTGAGGCAAAGAAGAAAAAATATAAATTTAGAATTATTAATACGGATAACTATGTTTAGACCTAAAAAATGCATGAAATGTGGTGGAAAGCCAAAGATGCAACTCGCAGGAGAAGTACAATGCCCTCCCGGATTTAAATCCGATGGATTTGGTAATTGCATACCCGATGAACCACAAAAGTTCAATACTACAAACTATGCAAAGCTTCCTAGTGAGAAGATAAATATACCACTTCAACCATTGATAAAAGAGGAAGATGTTGTGGGCCCACCCCCTATAAATGAACCTGTTAATCAACCAGTATATAAGGATAGAATAGATGAAGGTATTGCAAAAGGTATAATATCTGGTAAAAAAGATGAGGATGGAAATGAAGGAAATGCAAGAGACCAATACAATGCTATATATGAAAAAAAGGATAAAGAACCTCAACCAAAGTTAGACCCATACTGGTTATTCAGAGGTTTCAGAAACGGCATGTCATGGTTAAGCGGAATGGTCGAGAGAGGTAGACAGAATAGATATGACTGGATGCAGCAGACGGCTTTGGGTCAGATGAATCCTATGCCAACTGATGATTTCCAACCAAATCCATATAACTTATATATGCAGAAAGGTGGAAATCTTAAACATATTGTTAAAGAGTATAACAAATATACTAATGCTGCTCAGATGGATATGGGAGATGGTATGGTAGATGACCAAGGTCTAATGAAAAAAGGTGGACATGTATCTATTGTCGAACTGTTAGCAGAAAGAGGACAAGATGCATCTTTTGATGCTAGAAAGAAGATGTTTGATAAGTACTTTGATGGTAAATATTCTGGTACTGCTGAACAGAATATTGCTATGATAAAGATGCTGGAAAATCCTGTAAAGGACTCTCCATTTGTTGGAGCTATAGCAAAAGCACCTACAAAAAATGAACAAGCTCCTAGAAAACAAGTAGCTCCACCTCCTGCAAAGAAAGTAGAACAAGTTAAAAAAGATACTCCTAAATCAACAGCATTTGCAAATGCAATAGGTGCAGCTGTTGCTACAATTAGCGGAGATAGAAGAGGTACACTAGAATCTGGAGTAGTTGTAGATAAAGGAACAAATACAGAGTATGTAATAAAAGGAAATAAGATTGTGAAGTCATTTCCTGTGCTAACTGGTCAGGCTGGAAAAAATTCAAAAACAGACCCCAATAGTAATCCATTTAGCGTGGCCTATCTAGAGAATCATCCAGAAGATAGGTCAACTCCAACTGGGTCATATTTAATGAATCCTAATCCAAATATTTATGGGTGGCCGGGATATAATTTACAAGGAATTCCTGCATATGGAGAAAGCGCTCAAAAAACAACTGTGGCAATGCACATAACATATGGAAGTGACCCAAAGGCTGGATTAAAGGGACATCCAGACCCACAAGAGTTCAAAAGAAGAAATGCAGCATATACTATGTCACCTCAAAGCAGGTTTATGAGCTATGGATGTACAAATATGCAAGGTGAGGCTATTGATTGTTTAACTAAGGAATTCCCAAAAGGAGATACCGCAGTATATATAGATTCTAGAATACCAAAAGATAAAGATTTAATTCGTTCATTTCAAAAAGAAGAAGGAGGAGAAATGAAGAAGGGAGGATATGAGATTGATAGAATGATAATAACAAGAAAAATCTTACCACAACTTCTTCAGCTCGGAAGACTTGGTACATCCAAATACAGAAATATGAAGAAGGGCGGAATTCATATTAATCCAGAGAATAAGGGTAAATTTACTGCCTCTGCTAAAGAACATGGAATGGGTGTACAGGAATTTGCAGAACATGTATTATCTAATAAAGAAGAATATTCTCCAACTCAGGTAAAAAGAGCTAACTTTGCAAGAAATGCAAGCAAATGGAATAGAAAAGCAGGAGGTTTAACACCAAATAAGGCTCGTCAGATATTACATGACAAAGAAGTTCACGGTAAACCGCTGACTGATAAACAAAGACGTTATTTTGGAACAATGTCTAAAGGGCATACTAATTTTAGAGGAAAATGATGGATATAATCTCAATGTTAGGTTACTCAAATAATTCTCCATTTAAAGGAAATCCCTATCTGGATATACATACTCCAAACGGGTTAATTGATATGTCCAATACTTATATGGATTTAATAGGTATAGATAATAAAGGAAACAAGAAGAAGATGAAGGCAGGAAGAAAAAATCCATATAGATTTGAAGGAGATATTGTTAGAGAAATACCTATGGCTCAGAGAGGACTTACCTTTAAACCATACTGGGAAAACGAAGAAGATAGAAATGCCTATAGGAATAGATTAAAAGATATTTCTACACAGGCACTCCTTCCCGGAGAAGATTCTAAATTCTTAAGAGAATTACCGTATGCACAAAATGGTCCATATTGTATAAACGGTATTTGCGGATTAAATATAGAAGCGGGTTTGAAATATAATACCCCAACTGATGTTGATAGATATGCTGGAAATACAAAGTTTACAGATGCAGTTAGAGATGGAAAAGAAGACTACTATCAGGTAAATGGTAATTTTCAAATAGGAGACCAGCTTGAGTATCTTGATTCTAAGGGAAAGGCAGGTCATGCTAAAATCATATATAATATATCAAAAAATGAAGAAGGAAATCCAGTCTATCATATTATCCATAACAGAGGTGGTAAAGAGTTTGTAGAAGACATCTACACAAAGCAGGAAATGGATGATATGGTTTCTGGCAAAAGTATTCCTAATACAAGTCATTACAAAAAAGTTAATGTCTATAGACCGGGCAAGGCACTCGATATCAATAAGTTAAAAACAGAACGCACTCCTCCAGAAGCACTGAAAGCTCTCGAGGATAGAAAACAAAATCTTGCATTTCAGAAGTTTTATGACCCTGATTATACATATTCTTTAAAGCCTTCATCTGAATATAATAATGATACGCCTGCCGGAATAGAAAAATATATGGAATTTGCGAATGACAAGGACAAAATAAATGACTTTTTGGGAAAACTTGATAAAGTTGGATTGGCATCAAAAGCTGATAAAAATACTATACATGACTCACTATTGAATGTTTTCGGCATTCTTGGTCAGGAAAATAAGTTTAGAAAAGCTCCAATAACAGGTGTTAGTCCTAGAACTGCTGCTGAAAATCTTTTTGAAAGAGTATTTAAACCTAAGAAGATGTCCATTGGTCCCGGTCAAATAAAGTTTAGTGAGCTTGACCCTGAAATAAAAAAAGAATTTGGAATTCGTAAACCTAAGGATTTGTATAATTGGGATAAGGTGATTCCCTTAATGACAGCTCTTGATATAAAGAATAAAAAGTGGATGGAGTCCCAAGGACAAGATTTTACAAAAAGAATTGTAGGAGAACCGGGAGCATCCAGTACAGAACTCAAATGGACAGAGGGAAGATTATCACCTTATTTTTGGAGAGGTCATGGAACGGCAGATTTGAGAAAATTCTTGGAAAAAGAAGCAGAGAAAAAGCTGAGTGGATATAGAGTTGATGATGAATATAAAAAGCAATATATAGAAAAATATATAGCTGAAAATATAAGAGAACATCAAAAGGTGTTAGACGAAGGTTCGTATGCAGACGATGTTTATGATTATATAAATGAAAACTTACAAAGAACTGCTGGAAATTTGATGGCAGAAAAACCTCTTCAAGGAATAACGGTAACAGCTAGAAAAAATAAAAAACTTCAAGGTGGTGGGTTGCATTTTCTAGAACCAAATGATAAAAAGTTACCAAAAGGGATTGGTCCATATTTATCAAATTCCTCAGAGTTGGCTACATCTATTGGTGGAGAGAATGGGGAACCTGCTTATTTGATACCATCAATGAAATATGGAAGACCTCTTGATAATCCCTATATGGAGTTTCTTCGTACTGGTGACCATCTTGGAGGTCCATTTAAGACTTGGCAAGAGGCAGATGAGTGGGAAAAAAATGTAAGGCATCCATATGTTGAAAAGGGAGAGTCTATCCCAACTCCTATAAGAAGATGGTCTCTTAAAAAGGGAGGAAATCCCTATCAAGAAGGAGGGATAACACCAGAACAAGTATTTGGTTTTCTGTTTGATGGTGATGATGAAAGGAAACAACAGAAAGAAGAATTAAGATTGCTTCAGGAAAGAGAGTTAGCTGTTGAGGAAAATGAAATGAGACAGGCTGCTCAGTTAAGAGAAATTGGAAGACAGAGGAAAATGATGGAGGAAGAAGCTCAATATAATTTAGCAATGGGTCTTGCAATGGAGGACGGAAATCTTGATTTAAATTCACCACGTTTTACAAATACGACACCTATTGTACAATCCTCTAAACCATTTGTAGCAACAAATACTGACTTATATGGTACGGCAAAGCAGTATGAAGGAACTCCATATAAATTTGCAGGAACTGGTAATGATGGAATAGATTGTTCTGGATATGTTTGTAGAGTAGTTGGCTTACCTCGTACATCATCTGAAGAAATAGTAAAGAATGCTCCAAACTTCCGTCAATTTACTGGAAACCCCTATGATTTCAAAGAAGGAACAGTTATAGGATTTGATACAGGAATTGCTTCATTTGAGAAGAAAGAGGGAAATAAAAGAAAATATGGTATGGACCACGTTGGAGTAATAGTTAGAAAACCTGAAACAGGAGAGTTGTTATATACACATTCTGCAGGAAGCACTGGAGTTAAAACAATGACAATTCCTGAAATGTTAAGAAAATATAAAAATTCCAGAATCTTCTTAGGAGATTACGGACAAAAAACTAAATAAAATGGGAGTAGCAGATAACAGAACCTACAAAAATGAATACCACTTTACTGATGATAGTAGACCTACATCAGAGCAGCATCCTTCTATAGAGAAGGACCCTAAAGTGAATACAACTATAAAGAAGAACCCCTATCGTTCTAACGTAGAGATAGAGGGAGGTGAGGTTGTTTTACAGCCTGACCTATCTGCTCTCTTTAAAGCAAAGGGAAAAAGACACGCACATGGTGGTATGGATGTACTACTTAAGCCAGATTCATTTGTATTCTCTGACTATAAAGAGTTGGAGATAGATGAGGATGAAGCTGAAGACTTCGAATTAAAAGAAGGAGGTACCCCTGCAAAAACGCTTAAGAAGAATATAGACATTAAGCACTATAATACCCTTATACAGAATATAGATAACCCTTATAAGGATGATTTAGCTAAAAAGTCATCTGCAAGAATGTTGGAAAAATATATAAAAATGTTAGGAAACATTGCTTATTTGCAGGAAAATAAGAAAGGTTTCCCTCAAGGTTTACCAGATTTCTCTATTGGAACAGCTCCTATGGAAAATGAAGAATTAGAAGACCAAATGGATGAAAATAAACAATATATGAAAGCTGGAGGTATGGCAAAAAATCCATATAAGGCTCAGAAAGGAGTAACTATCACAGATGATATTTTTAATACTGCAAAGAAAAAGAAGCTAGATAATGCAGAAGGATGGACACTTATTGGAGAAAGAGATGGTGCAAAAATCTACCAAAAAACAACAACTGGTGAGGTAAAAGCAATTCCTGCTCCAAAAGTTGTTCAGAAATCTAATTTATCAGATGAGCAATATTTAAAGATGTTATCTGAAGGTAGTCTGTCACAAATGTCTGGAGACCAATTAGTTGCAGACAAAAGAATAAGTCCGTATTATAAAACTATATGGGATACAAAATATAGAAAGTCTCCAGATACTGTAGATTATGGGTATATGCAGGATGCAGCAGGTACTTTTCCAACTGGTTGGTATAATGATAAAACAGGTCCTCATTTTAGAATTCCAGATAACATGAGAGGTGAGCTTGAACAAGAAGTCAAACAAGAAGTCTCTGGACCAACCGTTGAAAAGCAAGAGTATACACCTCAGGGAGTAAAGAGAGCAGATTGGCAATTTACGCCTTGGCAGAAATTGTCCCAAGCTTATAACTGGGGACAATACGCTGGTGTTCAACGATATATGCCATTCCGTTCCCGTTATAATGCTACCTATGTGGACCCTGCTTTGGTAAACCCAGAACAGGCTATTGGAGATATGAAGGGTATGACAAATCAACAACTAGCATCCTTATCTACACTTTCTCCTATTCTTAGAAATGCTCAGGCTGCTGGAAGTTTTGGACAACTTCTTGGACAAATTGGCTCAGTTAGAAGTCAGTATGATAACCAGAATGCTCAAATTCTTAATCAAACTCGTCAATATAATAATCAGGTTAAGAATAACGAAAGCTTGGTTAATATGGGTAATGACCAGCAATACTATACTCAGGCAGTAGAGGGAAGGAAGAATTTTGAGAACATGAGAACATATACAGCTAACCAAGCTATGAACAATGTGATGAGAGATGTAGAAACTAACCAAAAGTTAGCATATAATCTTCTTACCCAGAATAATCCGGCCTACAACTTTGATTGGAAAACTGGTAGATTTACTCGTACAAATAAGAGTATTCTTGATGTACAGAATTCAGGAAAGAATGATTATTTAGAAAATTTTGTTGGAGAAATAAAAAAAGATTGGGATAAAATGGATACAGACCAGAGATTAAACTTCCTAAAAATTCTCACAGCAAAAGGGTTTACTCCATCTGGAAACACATCTAATCCATTTGCTGGAATGAATTTACCATCTAAGAAGGGTGGTAAAATAAAGAATCCCTATAAATAACTTCAAAAATTAATTTGCTAAGAATCAATTAATTATATAAATTTGTAAAAGAATGCCAGCAACTTCACCATATTCAGGTAATGATTATCAAGCAGTTAGCAACTTTAGACCTTATGAGTTGCCTGTAAATGATATATTTAAGGCCATCAGTGCTCAGAACCAATTCTGGGATGCTGGTGCAGCCCGTGTAAAAAGCTACTATGATAAAGGTCTCAACCTTGATTTAACTTTAGAAGAGAACAGAAAAATCAGAGACCAGTTCATGAAGGATGCTGAAAAGGAAATGATAAAGCTTTCTACCATGGATTTGGCAGACCCATCTGTCCAAAGAAAAGGAATGTCTATAATGTCTCCATTATTTAAGGATAAGGCAATTCTGTATGATGACCAGCTTACAAGAGTAAAGAAACAAATCTTTTCTGAAGCAGATTCATATAGAACAAAGAAGCTTACTCCTAATGGAATAGAGGGAGAGGGATTTTCTCAAAAGAATCTAGCATATGCCCTAGATGGATTTGAAGGATTTAATGAAAAGACAGCTAGAGATGAAAATGTCCTAAAAGGACTTTATGGAAAGTTAGCAAATAAAAAGTATATTCCCCAGTACGATATGACTAGGGAATTTACAAAAATTATAAATAACTGTAAGGGTTCTTCTGAGTTTAAGCAAGATGTTGCTGATGGGAATTATTTATACTTTGATGTATCCTCTAAAGAGGGAGCAACATCTAGTGAGATGACTAACTGTTTTATGATGGGAATGTCTCCTATGGCAAAACAACAGTTATCCATAGATGGTTGGGCCTATTATAAGTCTAGCAGTAATCCATATACAGATTTGGCCAACGACCACTATAACATGAAGGTGGGACCATATAAGGAAAGAAAGGAAGCCATAGAAGCAACCATAAAAGGAATTGAAGATAAGGCTGTAAAGACAGACGAAGATAAGAAAAATATAGCAAATCTTAAAAAAGTCCTTGATGCGGCTGCTTCTGATTATAATGAGGCAGAAATTGAGTTTAAGAATATGACTTCTGATAATGGATTAGAGTATGCAAAGAGCAACTTCCAATCGTTAGCAGGTAGTATATATATGAATAGATTTCTCAAGAATGTAGGAGAAACCTATAAGAATGATAATGTTACACGTAAGTTAATTCCAAATGCTGCAGGAATTGCCCAATTTAATGCTCACGAAAGAGAGCGTCTAATGTATATTCAGGATAACCTTGAGACGAATAGAATTATGCTTAAGGCAAAACTTGACTATGATTTGGAGGTAGCAAAGGGAAATGCCGGAATTACACCTCTTCCTTTAAACCCAAGAGTTGCTCCGGGAGAAGACAATGTTACATTTACTCCAGAAATGCAAATGGAGGAAGAAGGATTAGCATGGAATGAATACTCTAAGGCTTATGAAACTATTAGGGAATATATAGCTCAAAAAATAGACCCAACTAAACCTGTTACACATACTCAGATTCTTAACTATGCAAATAGTGTAGCAAAAGATAATCCAGAATTTAATCAACTTTTGGATGTATATAATAAGTCAAAAGAGGCTTACGAAGAAAAAGTATTATTTAGAAAAGGTGTAGAAGAAAGAATAAAGTTAACAAATAAAGCTGGTTATGAAAAACTTGCTAATGAGAAAGTTACTTTATCTGATGGAACTGTAGTATCGGGGACAGATATTATGGACGGACTTAAAAACTTATCATCTGTGTCAGGCAGTTCTTCTGAACCAGTTTTACAAGACCAAGGTATTGAATTTGTGTCTTTCAAATTTGTTGCAAAGAATGGAAAAGTATATAATGTATCAAATACAAAATCAGAGGCTAGAGAAACTGCACAAGGGGATGCTAAAAAGTTATATGACCTATATAAAAAATATGAACAGTTCAATAAAGATAATAGAAAATCGCTAAATGAAGCATACTCAAAGAAATGGTATGAGGCAAATAAGTTTTATACACCTAACTTTAATATCGAAAAGAATATAACTCTGAGAAACTATATAGCTTCCGTAACAGGATTAGGTGATGCTCCCGGAGGAAAAGACGGGTATAGGGTATTTGGTATGGATAAAAATGCAACTAGTATTTATGTAAATCCAACTGATTCAGAAGGAAGAGATATTAACAGCAAATCAGTAATAGAAAGTTTGGTAAAAAGAGCCCAAGGTAGAAGCGGAAGTGTAGATGTTGGTATACAGAGGATAGGTAGTGGTGAGTATGCAATAAGACTTACCCCTAGAGCACCCGGTGTTATTCCTGCACTACCGAATATGCCAACCCAGCAACAACAAAAAGACATAGAGAAGCTAAGAAACTTCCAAACTCATATGGAGGGATTATTAAAAGGAAATTACGCATCATCTGAAGATTTAAAAGATGGTACAGGAAATCCTTACTCTATAAGAAATGTAGTACTTACAGCTCCGAACGGACTAAAGATTAAGGTACACGCACAGCTGGCAAACGGAAAAGTATCTCTTATTCCATCATATGAAAATAAAGAAGGAGGATGGACACCAAATAATCGTTCTCACTCTGACCCAGAGGAACTAATCCTAAGATTAGGAGACTTTTATGGACAACCTCAATCACAAAATCTATTCAATTTGAGATAAATGGAAGAACCAATTCTAACAAATACTCTATCGGAAGGAGCGGTTGGTATATTTGATGAGAATATACTTGCAGCAAGACTAGATACAATGGAGAGAAGAGAAGCACTCTTCTCTGATTTTAATGTTCCAGCATTAGAGTTGGCACCTATACAACCTATTGTTCCAAAGGATTTGAGAACAGATGACCTAATTACATCTAAAAATCTTCCAAAAATACAGGAATATCTTACATCTTCTGACCCAAAATTAAATAAACTAGCAAATGACTATCTTGACCAAAAGCTAGCAACCAATAAGGCATATACCCATGGATATGGTATGCCACGTATGGTAAGATACCAAGAGGGACAAGATAAATATACAGAGGACAAGTGGTTTAGAGAAAGTGTATATACAAGATATGGATTTGACCCAGATATAAGTTTGGCAGAAAATGAGGATTGGATACATAAGAATGTATGGGAAAACTTTAGCACTTTTGGAAAGTTGTGGAGAGGAGTTGGAACATTTGCTGGTAGAGTATTGGTGAAAACAGCAACAGGATTAGTCTCTATGGTTGCAATACTCCCTCAGTTTGTAAAGAATCTAGGAGAAGAGGGAGTAGAATTATTTGGAGGTCCTAAGAATGAGTTCTTTGCAGATATGAGCGAGAACGTAATCGTTAGGGCTATGGAGAACGTAGATGACTACACAAAACAGTGGATTCTTCCTACCTATAAATCAATTACGTATGACGGAAAAGGAGCATTTGCTAAACTAGGTGACCCCTACTTCTGGATGAATGAGGGTGCCGATGGTATTGGATTTCTTCTTCAGTTTGCTGTTCCTGCTACAGGTTTTGGTAAGCTGACACAATTAGCAAGAGTTGGAAAGGCTCCTAAATTTTGGGCTGCAGGAATTGGTGAAACAGCTACAGCATCAAGAGCATCAAAAGTGGCTGGCACTGTAGTTGAAACACTTACAGGTTCTAGGAATGTAGGAGGTATAACTGCACACGTATTTAATACAACAATGGAATCTCTGATTGAAACAAATGAAGGTTTCAAGAAGAATGTGCAGGATTTAATGAAGAAGGGATATAGTGAAGAAGAGGCTAAGAAAATAGCTTCACAGTTTGCACCTTCTCAGTTTTGGTTGAATATGGGAATTCTTACTGCATCAAATGCATGGGAAAACAAATTCTTCCAGAAACTTGCTAAAAACAGGAGAGGTGTTGCAGGTTATGCTGACGAAGCAGGTCTAATAAAAGAAGTAGCTAAGCAGAATAGAAGACTACCATATTACGGTAAGATGTGGACTAAGGCAGTTCTTATGGAAGCCTACTGGGAAGAAAATGCCCAGTTAGCAGCACAGAGAGCAGCCGTTGGAGAATATGTAAGAATGGGAGATGATACCAAGTATGGTAAGACCGAGATGATAGATAGAGCAACTGGTTTTGTAGGAAGCCTATCTGCATTTGGTAAACAATTAGTGAAGCAAACAGCTGATGCTTCTTGGTGGGGAAAGGGTGATAGAGAAGCAGCAGAATCTATAATGGCAGGTGCCATGATAGGTATATTAGGTTCGACTTCTTTCAGTAAGTTCACTCCATCTAATGAGCCAAGTAAAGCACCTGAAGAAACAGATGTTAAGAGAAATAAGGATGGAAACTATGAGGCTGCTAATAAGAAATCAAATTGGCAAGCTGTAAGAGATGCAATACCATTTATTGGTAAGGGTGGTGAGAGAAAGAATCAAATCAGAGCTAATCAGAGATTGGTTGCTGATGTAATGAATGCAAGAGATGCATTCTTAAGTACATCTATAGGAGAGGGTATATTTGATGACCAAGGAAATATAGATAAGGAAAAAGCTGCAGCAAAAGTAGCAGAGTTATCTGAAAAGCTACAGAAGATTGAATTATTTAAGAAAAGAGCTATTACAATAGATGATATAACTGACCCCAATAAAAGAGCTGTTTTACAATATGAATTGTTTGCAGATTATTTAAAGGGTCATATTCTAAACGGAACAGGTAATGATTTAGTCTCAAGAATAGAAAAGTGGGGAAATAAGACACCTGAGGAATTAGCACTATATGGAGTAACTGGAGAACTTGCAGAAGACCCACAGAGATGGGCAAACATTGCAAAGGACTTAATAAAGGACTATGAAAAAATAGAAAGCATCCGTTTTGAGAATAATACAAAAGAATCGGTAGATGACTTCTTAGCAAAAGAAAGAGCTATAAAAAGTTATATCTATACATTTAATGCAAAGATTAAATCATACTCTGATGCACAAAGACAACTAGATGCTATATTAAGTGAGTTTTCTCCATTTAGAGAAAAGGGTGCTAATCAAAATCCTTTCATTGCTTCATACAATGAAAAGGTAATGTTAAGAAATGCTCTTGTTAAAACGAGTGATAACTTAGTTGCAGAGGATAGTAAATTTGCACAGCGTGATAAGTTTCTTAAAGATAAGATAGAGCAATTAAATAAAGAAATTGAGGAACTAGATGGTACCCTACCTGAGCATGAGAAAGTAGATGGAGGATTTGCTGTACAAGGTGAAATAGATAATACAGCATTGGAAAACGCACTTGAAGGATTTCCTGATTATCTTGATACAGCTCTTGAGAATCTCCAGTTAAAGGATGCTATTGCTGACTTGGAATCATATGTAGGTAAACTAAAAGACCCAAAAACAGCTATAGCTAGATTTAATGAATTGGTTGATGAGTCCTCTAAAATCTTAGAGAAAGAGAATGAGCTAAACGATAAACTCAGAGACGCAAAGTATACAGAAGAGAAGATTAGTGAAATGTCTACTGAGGAGAAGAAGGAGGCTATAAAGGCATTACCTGCCAAAGAGGAAGAGGAAAAGAAAGAGGAAGAAGAGAAAACAGTATCCGAGCTTGAGAAGTGGGAAAACTTCTATAATAAGCACGGTCTTGCTGCATTTGGTGCATATATCTCAATGCAAATTAAAAAAGATTTGGGAGTAACAGAAGATTTTCCAACAGTAGAAGAACTTGCTATACATTTACTATCAATTATAAATGAAAAGCTTGATAAGGATGGTTACTCACCTGATTTAACAAATAAGAGAGACTATATTAATTTCTACTTAGAAAAAGCCAGACAGGAGGGTTTAAATAAAAAGACAGAGGCTACTCCTGAGGGTACTACATTTACAGAAGACCAACTTCTAGAGATGGCTTTGGGTGAAATTGAGGAAGCTGAACAAGAATATAATGAAGCAGTAGCAGCACTTCCTGAGGAAAACTTTGAGGAAGAAAAAGCAAAACTAGAGGCAGCAAGAGATGAGAAGATAAAGGAAATTAATAGCAAGTATGGTATTGCTGAAACCCCATCAATAGAAGCAGGTGGTGCCACAGAATCAGATATAGAATCAGAGAAACAAAAAATAACAACTGATGAATTTAAAGAGCTTGTTAGATTAGCCAAGTTCTTTATTGAAAATCCAAAGGAACCAACAGTTGCAGGAAGTGTAATAGGAAAGTATCCTTCTCTTTTTGATGCTATTAGTAATATAGAAAGAAGAAGACAAGAAAGATTAGACTCTATAGATTTTGATAAAGGTGTAACCATACTGGGAAAAATAGTTACCGAAGATAGTTGGGGATATGAAGAGGAAGGAACTCTTAAATTTAAAGCTGGTTTCAAAACAGAACAAGATGTTATTAATGAAATCAATGCTAAATATGATACAGAATTAAAAGCATTAGAACAATCTATTCAATCTGATATAAAAGCTAAAAAAGCTGATATAGAAGGAAGAAGTGGATTAAATGGTGTTGAAGAAATAATATTTTCAAATCCTAATTTTAGACTTGAAGGTTTTGAAATAGATGGAAACTATTGGAATGTGGTTACATCTACAGATAGGGCGAAAGTATTAGTAAATATTAATGGTGTTATTGTACCTTTTTATTTAACAACAGGTCAAGCAGGAAAAGGTTTAGTGCCTGGATGGTATCCGTTTTTTGGTATAGGAAAAGACGGTTGGCTTAATAAAACGGATAAGTCTGATATGGAGACTTATTATGAAAGATATTGGGGAAAAGAAACAGCAGATATTGTAAAGTCTATATCTGAGGAATTAAACAGTTTTTATGGCACAAACCCCTCTACTTTTAAAAATGACGGAGACCCTAATGCAACTTCAAGACCTTTAACTACGTTAGCGGATAAAGTAGAAGATTATATTAATTCAAAATTAAACTATACACCTGCAATAAATAATGCTGATGCGAGAAAAACCCTAAGAAGTAATGTAGAACAGTTAGGTAGAGAAATCAATGCTAAATACGATGCAGAACTAGAAGCATTAGAACAATCTACATCAGCTAAAAAAGCTGATATAGAAAGAAGGAGACCTACGTCTTATATTAGAGATTCTAAAGATAAAAAAAGTCCTCTTGAAACTTTTAGAAATGAAGCTAAAAGAGAATGGGATGGAGTTTCTGTTATTACAGGAGATAGAATGAAAAACCTATATGTAGGTATTCAATTATTTGTAGAAGCCTATCCAGAGCATAAAGACTTACTTGATAAATTTATAAAGAAAGAAAATGGTACTATTGGTATTACCAATAATAATTTATCTTTTGTATTAAACACACTTAAAAAGCAAGGTGTAACAACAGAGAGTGAATTAGGGGTTAAAATCAATGCTAAATATGATGCAGAA